TCGCGCGGCCTTCCGGGCCCGAATCAGAACTCTCTGACTGCTACGATCTTCGCGCAGGGAGCGAAAACCATCACCAACGCGGGCGCCTTCACGGCCTCCAGTGGTGGCGAGTTGCACTTGAAGACCGACTTTGCTGGCGTTGTGCTGGATGCAGGCGACGCGATTCAGTTCACCTTTACACAGACTTGGGGTTAAGACATGGCACTTGTCGCAACTGACTGGAGCATTGACCGATCCACGGGCAATATCCGCTACATTGGCGATGACCACATTCGCTTTGGCGGAACTACTCCGTCATACGCGACGGTCATTGAGTTCCACCGCTGGTTGCAGGACCTCGCCGACGATGCGTCGTGGCAGGGCGGCACTGGTGACGAGCTCGACATCACGGACGAGACGCCGTCCGAGCGCGCTACCGACAACCTGATCACGCTGATCAACGGTTACAACATCGACGCGACGGCAGCCGAGCATCTGTACGACGGCTCCATCGTGCAGGCGGGCGGTGCCGACATTTGGGACGGCATCGTCAACTTCGGCAATAGCGATATCCAGATCCAGTTGATCCAGAACGGCGCTGTGCTGGCGGACGACTGGTGGAATACTGCGTCTGGCGGCCTGAACTCCGACGCCACGGCGGGTATCTCGCACCGCTTTATGATCAAGACCCGCACCAGCGGGGCGGACATCGACCTCCGCAAGATCATCGGAACGGCCCGCCGTTTCAACAAGACCTTCGCAGAGTTCGTGATCAACAGCACGTCGCGCGGCAACAACGTGCTCGCGTTGGCGGATGCGACCGACCTGAACAACGGGACGGCCGAGGCCACCGTTGCCACGTGGACCGGCATCACGAACCTGAACGAGGGCTACACGCTCCTCGACGTTAACAACAACACTGTTGACGAGCCGTACTACAGCGAGTGGGACAAGTCCACCTACTCGATCAACCAGTTCTACGAGCGCATGAAGTGGCTCACCCGTGACGGGTCGGCCAGCACGCTCTACGGCCTTCCGGGCGAACTGTTCCGTGGCATCACGCACGAGATCCCGATTGGCTCGGGCAGCGGCACGTGGGTCGAGCCGGAGTCGGTCTCGTGGACCGGCGGCACCGGCCAGTTGCTTGCAGTGGACGACACTGGTGGCGGCGTAACTTTGAAGCTGTGGATCCAGTTGCTTACCGGCACGGCTCCCGGCAGTGGCGTCACGATCACGGGCAACGGCGGTGCCACGGGCGTCACCAGCGGTGCAGCCACCGAGCGCCCGATCTCCAAGCCGTTCTGCGGCGCCTCGACCGGCTCCGCCCTCATCGGCGCCTACGGCTTCGCGCTGGAGACGGCCGACCTGTCGAACAGCGACCTGTTGCAGGACTTGGATGGCAACACGTGGCAGCCTCCGAACAACGTCACCTTCTCGGTTGGCGGTCTGGTGGTGGATGAGGACTACGTCCTCGTCGGCCCGGAGACGGGCGGCGGCCTCGACACGGCGCAGTTCACCCTGAACGGCGCGCTGACTGGTGGGGCCGTCTCGTCGGTAGTGGTCAACGGGGCGATCCCGGTAGACACGCCGGCCTCCGGCTTCATCCGCATCACGCGCGCGAACGGCCTGATCTCCAAGCACGCCTACAGCGCATGGAGCGGCTCTACGTTCACCATCTCTCCGACGGACTTCTCGGGCAACAACGCCTCGAACGGCGCTGGCGTGTTCGTTGCCTACCTCGACCAGCTTGCGGACAGCACCCCGGTCACGGCCGGTTCGTTCACGACTGGCGTGGAGTACATCATCGTCACCACGGGGACGACCGACTTCACCCTCATCGGTGCGGCTGACTCGAATCCGGGGACTATCTTCACGGCAACGGGCGCTGGTACGGGCACGGGCACGGCGAAGCCGCGCTTCACGACCGAGAGCTTCACTGTCGTGTACAACGCCCCGCGCAGCCTGTTCATCCGGGCGCGTGACGGCGGCACGGACGGCGACAACGCGGGCATCAAGACGTTCGAGACCACTGGTACGTTGGGATCGGGAGGCGGCTCTACGACCGTCATTCGGACCCCCGACGTTTAATAGGGGGCCCTAGTGGCTACTGCTAGCTACACCACCGACCTGTCAGACATCACCCTCGCGGAATCCACTACTGGGTGGGCCGCGCTGGGTGGTGGCGCGTCTGGTCTGGACCAGAACGCCGACTCCTCGATGCAGGGAACCTACGGCGTAGGTAAGCAGATCTCGGCAGCGGAGAAGGGTCAGGTATTCGATAACGGCTCAAACGTCACGATTGGGAGTGGCCGCCACGTCTACACGTGGCTGTTCATGACCACCCCCGGCCTCACGGATACGCTGGCAGCGCGTGGCCTGACGGTTGCCATTGGCAGCAGCACGACGGCGTACTGCAAGTACCACGTCGAAGGCAACGAGACCTACGGCGCGGCGGGCCGCGTGGCCAAGTGCTACCCCGTGGATCCGAGCGTCTATAGCTCCAACACGGGGGCATCTCCGTACCGTACTCAGGTCGGTAGCCCGAACGGCGGCTTCCGCGTCTTCGGCGGGCTGGCGAACATCACGGCATCGGTCAAGGGCTTCAACCTCGTGGTGGACGCCATTCGCCACGGGACCGGCGTGTACGTCACTGGCGGGGATGGCGCGGACGCGGACGCGGCTTTCGCCGGTCTAGCGACGCAGAACGACAATATTAGCAACCGTTGGGGCGTCTTCACTGGCGTCGGCGGCGGCTACGAGTTGCAGGGCAAGCTGGCCATCGGGCAGAACAGCAGCGGCACTGCGACGGTCTGCGTCTTCACCGACAGCAACAAGAGCGTCTCCATCCCGGAGAACCCGCACGTTGCCTCTGGCTTCAACCAGATCATCGTGGACCACGCCTCCTCGGTGCTGACGCTGACCAACGTCACGTTCAACAGCCTAGGCACGACCAGCCCCGGCACGTTCACGGTCACCACCAACAACCCCACTGTCGCGCTCACGGGCTGCGGCTTCCTCAACATGGGGGCGTTCGTCCTGCGGTCGAACACGACGGTCACTAGCAGCGCGTGGCGTGGCTCGACCGGCACTGTGACGCTGAACGGCGGAACGCTGGATACCTGCACGCTGGCCAACTTCACGACGGCCACGTCGCTCGTTACCACGCCCGCTGGCATGACCAACGTGAATGACTGCACGTTCATCTCAGACGGCAGCAACCACGCGGTTGACCTCGGCACGGTGTCTTCCACCACGTCGTTCAACTGGAACAACTTCGCCACCGGCTACGTGACGGGTACCACGGGCTCGCCCGTTAGCACAGGCAGCACGGGCAACGAGACCATCACGGTCAACGTCGCCTCGGGTCAGGCGCTCACGATCAACGTCGGCGCAGGCTACACCATCCCGTCTGTGCGGAATACCGGCAGCGGCACTGTGAACGTGGTGGCCGGTCAGGTCACGACCACGATCAAGGCAGTAGACTCGGTCACGGGCGGCAACGTCCAGAACGCCCGCGTCTACCTTATCGCTGGCTCTGGCGGACCCCTGACGGCGGGAACTGTGATTTTTAACACACTTACTGACAGCAACGGGGAAGTGCAGGACATCCGGTCCTTGTCGAACCCGCAGCCCGTAGAGGGCTGGATCCGGAAGGGAACGTCGTCTACCTACTACAAGACGGCCCCCATCTCCGCCACCATCTCCAACTCGTCGGGACTGGACCTCACGATCCAGTTGATTCGCGATGAGTGAGTCAGTCCACCTGCGGAACGCCAAGGCTCTCGATTCCCGAAACAAGCAGCAGCAGACTGAGATCGACGCACTCCGGGATCGGCTGATTGCGTTGGAACAGCAGGTAGCAATGCTTCGCACCCGTTCGGACAATCAGGAGCAGCGAGTAAATTGCTTCATCGCATCGCGCGGATCCGGCCCAACATCGAGGTAACAGACCGTGGCAGTGACGATAGATTGGGCCACGAAGATCATCACCGTGCCTCCGTCGTTCATGACGCTGGTGTCGGGCACGCCCGGCACCGGCGACTCTCAGTCCGATCCAGCCCTGTACGAGTTGGACGTGAACGCACTCCGGCTGGCTCTCAAGGACATCGAAGACAGCGAGGGGATGCCCTATCCCGACACGCACCGCCACAACAGTGAAGTGACGATTTCGGGCGTGACCTACGCGCGCACGTTCGAGATCATCAACGGCTACACGGTGCTGTTCGATGTCTCGACGTACGACCACTACAGCGTCCGCTTCGTTGGCGCCAACCACAACATCGCGGACGTGCGCCGCCCCAACACCGTGTCGCTTATCATCGGCAACTCGGCGGGCCTCATCACGGTGTCCAGCGGCTCCGGCCTCTCGGCCCAGCAGGCCACCCAGCTTCTTGAGATCTGGAAGCTGCACGGGCTTGGCAGCGACCTCAACGTCACGGCCACGCGCCGGTACGTCGGACCCTCCGGGGCTCCCGAGATTGATCAGGACATCAGCGAGGCAGCCGGGACGACCACGGTCACGAGGACCGCGTAATGGTTCCGGCATCAGTAGCGGTGCAGGGGATCGGCTATGGTCCCCTTGCCGTGGCCACGCAGGGGTTCTTCTCTGGCGTCGTCTATCAGGTGAACGCGGACTTCACGGTCACCTGTGCGGTAGACGTGGCGCTGGCGAATGTCTACGGAGAGGCACAGGAGTTCCCGATCACCTGCGACCTTGGGGTACAGACGGAAGTCATCTACGGCGGCGGTCCCGGTCCGTACCACGACCACTGGATCCGGCGCTTCTTCACGCTTCTAGGACGTAAGAGAACATGACCTTACTTGAGATCGTCAACTCGGTACTCCGCAGGCTCCGCGAGCCCACCGTCGCTGATCTGAGCGACGAGTACGCGCGGCTCGTGGCGGATTTCGTGGCGGACACGCACAAGGAGGTTGTGGACGCGCACGACTGGACCAAGATGGATCGGGGCATCCTCATCACGGTGACCCCCGGAACGACGCAGTACGATGTGGGGGTCGGCTCGACCTCGCTGTACTCCGGGTGGACCGGCCTCGGCCGGGGCGCCCAACTGCGGTACGGCGAGGATGGTATGCCGGTGGCGTACCTGTACGAGACTATCACCGACCAGAACTACAACCGCCCGTGCGCTTCTCTGGCCGAAGGCAGCGAGGCCCGCATCAATCAGTCCATCCTAGAAGGTCGGGGCCAGCAGGCCCAGCCATCCGAGTTCTCGTTCATTCCGGATCACCCGGACTACGACGGCCCGGCGCTGCGGGTAAATTGCAATCCGGACGCGACCTACTACATGTACGTCCGGTGCCACGATCCGGAGGCGGAGATTGATCCGGACACGGACGTGGCTCGTGAGATCGCAGCCCCGTCCCGGCCGCTCATCCTTGGCGCCACGTACCTCGCGCTGAACGAGCGGGGCGAGGAGCTCGGCGAGCCGGGCAGCCTTGCCGAGACCCGGTACCGGATTGCGCTGGCGGCAGAGATTGAACGCGACCGGCTGCGGCTGGGCCGCACCAACCAGTACGAGATGGTGAGAGACTAATGCCGACTCCACGGACCCACGGCGGAGCAGCGCTTGCGCGCATCCCGCTCAACGTCCCCGGCTTCATGGGACTCAACACGCAGCAGGCTTCGGGCACGCTAGGCCCGGAGTGGTGTACCGTGTTGCAGAACGCCGTGATAGACGACAACGGCCGGATCGCTGCGCGGAAGGGGTTCGAGGACCTGATCGGCACTACGACCCAGCGCTGGTACGATCTCATTGAGCTCGTAGAGTCGGACGGCGGCCTCACCCTGATGGCGATGACCTCGGACGGGTACAGGTACTCGACGAACAACGGGCAGTCGTGGAACGGGACCACCACGTACTTGACGATTGACGATCCTCTCCGGAGCTCCATAGTCAATTTTAACAACAAGGCGTGGATCTTCACCTACAAGACCACAGGCACGAAGGGGGTCTATTGGGACCCCAATACCCCGGCCGCCGACGTTGCTATCAGCGGGACCAACGTCCCCGACTCGGGCAACGTGGTCGCAGCTTTCGGCCGTCTGTGGGGCGTGATGAATGACGGGCACACCATTCGCTACAGCGCCCTGCTAGACGGTACCGATTGGGACGGCGCGGGCTCCGGCCTCGTAGACATGTGGAATGTCTGGCCGGGCAACGACCAGATCCAAGCCATCGCCACCTTCAACGGCGCGCTGGTCGTCTTCGGAAAGCGTAGCATCATCATGTGGACCGACGGCGCGGGGTCGCAGATCGGCATTGACCCGCTCACCATGTACGTCGTGGATGTCATTCAGGGGACTGGATGCATCAGCCGGCACTCTATCCAGCACGTAGACGGGGACCTCTGGTTCCTGTCCGAGTACGGGTTGCAGTCGCTCGGGCGACTGATCCAAGAGAAGTCAAACCCGATCAACAACCTGTCCAAGAACGTGCAGGACTACTTCAACGCTGCGGTCTCTGCGGCGAACCTTTCACTGCTCCGCTCCGTCTATTCACCGAGGGACAAGGTTTACCTCCTTTCCCTGCCCTCGGGGGGTACGACGGAGTCGGGGCGGTGTTTCGTCTTCGACACGCGGGGTAAGCTGGAAGATGGAGCAGTCCGATGTCTGGGCACGTGGACTCTTGTGCCTACTGCTATGGTGTACACCCGTGCGGGCAACTTCTTTATCGGAAGGAATGACTCCAAGCCTTTTGGGCGCTACGCCGGCCAGCTTGATGCAGCCGAGTCCTACATATTCGACTACGAATCTGGTTGGCTGGATCTTACTCAGCAAGGCTTCCTCATCTTCCCGAAGCGGATCTCAGGGGTGTTTTACTCTGATACCGCCTTCCAAGCCACGTTCAAGTGGGCCCTCGACTTCGAGCAAGTGTACACTACCCGCACCAAAGTCTTCACCGCGCCTTCTCAGAGTGGGTCTGGAGAGTGGGGAGCAAGCGAGTGGAACCTCGCCGAGTTCGGCGGTGGCGTGAACTTGCAGTCAGGGCAACTCCCGGCCAGCGGCTCGGGCGAGTACATCAAGATTGGTATTACCGTAGTCATCAACAACTCGGTTCTGGCTGTGCAGCAGCTTGAACTCTTTGCCAAGGTCGGGCGCTACGCATGAGCAACTACACGCAGAACGTCTTCTTCACTCCGAAGGACTCGCTCACTTCTGGCGACCCTGCCAAGAAGATCAAGGGCTCCGAGATGGACGCGGAGTTCGCTGAGATCTCCACTGCCATCAACTCGAAGCAGGACGCGTCTGCCAAGGACACGGCCAACGGCTACGCTGGGCTGGATAGCGGCGGGCTGCTCAAGGTCGCGCAGTGGCCGTCGAGCGCTCCGCTGTTGTCGGCCTCGAACGTGTGGACCGCGACGCAGCGCATCTCGAACACGACGCCAGAGCTCTTTTTTGACGAGACGGACGGGCCTGCGGATAACAAGAAGTTCCGCTGGGTAGCCTCGGGCGGGTACCTGTACTCACAGGTCGGCAACGACGCCGAGAATACGTACACCACGTACATGCTCGTGACCCGCAGCGGCACGACCGTAACCAGCATCGACCTAACCGCATCGACCAGCATCGGACTGACTGGTCCGGTCTTTGTGACGGGGACCCTGAACGTCTCCGGAGCGTCGGTCTTCGCTGGCATCACCGCGACTTCTGCCATCGTAGGCGGCGCGTCGGTGTTGACCAACAACTCCGGCCTCAACGCCTCGAACATCAACACGGGGACCATAGGTGCAGCCTACGTTCCGTCGGGCGCCGTGACGCAGTATCAGGGCTCCCTGACCATCTCCGAGAGCCAGATCACGGACGGTTCGGTGCTGGCCCGCAACGCGGGCAGCGAGAACATCAACGGCAGTTGGACGTTCTCCGGCTCCTCGACTGTCTCGGGTACTTTCACGATCAGCGGCACCCTGACCCGCAGCGGGCAGGGGCGGTATCCGTACCTTGTTGGTACCGGCAATACGGGCGGGGCCATCACCCTGTCCACGTCGGCCGCCTCGGGCACCCCGGCGAACGGCGACATCTGGATTCAGCACGCGGCGTAACTAGACATGGCACTCAGCATCGGCAACGGCAGCGCTTGGAAGAACGTCACCAACATCAAGGTCGGCTCTGGTTCCGTATGGAAGCAGGCGCAGTCCGTGTGGGTTGGGGTCGGTGGCGTGTGGAAGAAGGCGTGGGACTACCTGAACGCTGATGCAATCCCGCTGTCAGCATCGGACTTTGACGGACTGCAAGGGCCCGTCAGCGCCTCATGCCTGTACAGCACCGACGGTAACTGCTACACGATTGAGGGTGGCGCGGCGGCGGTAAACAGGGGGGCGTGGCTGCTGGTCGGAAGCACTAGCGACTTCCAGATTCGGGTAACCGGGACAGGCGATACCCCAATCGGTGACTCCCTCAACACGTGGCTAGCGCTAACGTCCACCCGGTCTTGGGGATTTTCTCTGCCCGGTCAGGGCACCCGTAGCTTTACTGGAACAGCAGAGCTACGTAGGACCTCGGATCAGGTCGTTGTTGACTCAGCCTCTATCAATATCCAAGTTGAGTCTACGCTCTAATGGAAAAGGTCAGATGGGTAGATCACATCACCACCTACAGTGAGTTGATCCTAGCACTTGTAGGTCTCCTAACGGCGACGTGGATGGGTATGAAAAAGCTCTACAGGATGGCGCGGAACGTGGAGGAGTTGGTCTCAATGTCACACAAGAATGACCGACGCCTCGCAGAGATCGAAGCTCAGGTGAGGCTCAACGGTGGCTCGTCCATGCGGGACGCCATCCACCGTATCGAAGATCGCCTGACCTCAATCGAGCATCTGCCTTGCCACGTGAAGCTGCTGAACGATCAGGAACGCGAGGCACTCTGACGTGCGAAAGCTGCTTGACACAAGGAGGGAGCAGCTACCGGCGGCAGAACTTACACCCTACGACAAGATGCGTAGGATGGAAGTCCTTATCCCGCAGGTTACCGAGGAGCTCTCGATAGAGAAGATGACCGCGCACGGGTTCTGCGACGGCGTGTACTGCCGCAGGTTCGAGCTCCCGAAGGACGCGGTAGTCGTCAGCAAGATCCACAAGAAGCAGAACTGGTTCGTCCTGTTCTCGGGCGAGGTCTCGATCTACGACGGCGAGGGGAACACGACCCGCATCAAGGCCCCGTACATCATGGTCACCCAGCCGGGGACAAAGCGGATCGTCTACGCTCACGAGGACGCCGTCATGTACACGTTCCACGGCAACCCCGACAACGAACAGGACATCACCAAGTTGGAAGATCGGTACATCATTCCCGAGGCAAAGCCAACCTTGCCCTCGGCGGAGATACGCATGCTACTGGAGAATAAGCGATGACGTGGGGCGCAGTTGCTGGCGGTGCAATCTCCGCCGCAGGATCCCTTTTAAGCAAGCCGAAGGCCCCCAAGGCCCCGAAACCGTACGATACGTATTCGTCGCTCGGCTCGGCTGACTACGACCCGAAGAATAAGTCGCTCGACCTGAGCCTGTCCCCTGAGATGCAGGGCTGGCAGACGATGTTCGGCGGCCTCGGGCAGGGCTACCTCGGCGGGTGGGGATCCCCGACGGCCCCCTTCCAGAGCTTCGCGACCGGGCAGGTGCAGGGGCAGATGCCCTTCCTGTTCGACCAGTCGCAGGCTGCGTCGATGCTGGACCCCCGCCTGACGAACATGGCGACCAACCAGATGTTCGGGGCGGCCGGGAAGCAGATGGGGCTGGGGGACGCCGCGTCTCAGTTTGGCCTCCAGCAGCTTCTAGGAGGCCCTGTGGGCGGCGGCATGGCGCAGGGGATGTACGGCCTAGGGCTGGGCATGCTCGGCGAACGTCCGCAGTCCTATGACGCCCAGCGCGATCAAATGCTGGCACAGCTACGGGCTGAGGCTGCTCCGTTCGAGCAGCAGGCCGGCTTGGGTCTCCAGCAGAACCTATTTAACACAGGCCGGCTGGGCACCTCTGGCGGCGGAATGAACATCGAGGCGTTTGCTCGGGGGCTCGGGCAGGCGGACTTGTCTCGTTCCGTTCAGGCCAACCAGTTCGCGCAGGACCTGTACGGCAGGGACTTGCAGGCAGCGCTGGCCCGCAACTCGATGGGTGCGGGACTCATGCAGGGCGGCCTTGGCGGGTATCAGACGGGCTCAGGGCTACAGGCGCAGCAGGCTCAGGGCTTCTTGGGCTTGGGTGGCGAGCTCTACGGCTCGGGCGCTGGCCTCTACGGCTCCGGCGCTGGGCTCAACATGGGGCTCCAGAATCTACAGAACGAGCGTGGCTTGCAGCGGCTGAACACGGCCCAACAGTTGTTCGGGTTCGGTACGCAGCTTGGCCAGCAGGACATTGCCACGGGCACCGGCCTGTTCGGTCAGGTCCTCGGCATCAACAACGCGCTGCTGGATCAGGCGAAGGTTGGCGGTGCGATGGCAGGCGCCACGATGGGCGGCCCGCAGCCTGCATCGAACACCAGCGCCCTGCTCGGCGGAGCCCTCGGCGGGCTCGGCGGTGCGGTCGCCGGCATGGATCTGCGGGCAAGGTTTGGTGGCGGAGGCGACCCGACGGGCGGGGTCCTTGACGCCGACACGCTGAAACTCATTGGGTTAGGCTAAGCACATGGCAGACAACAGCTACCTCGGCATCCTCCAGCAGTTCGGTCTGGATCTTCCAGAGCGGCAGCGGGCGGAGGCGGCCATGCGCCGCCAGCGGATTGAGTCGGCGATGGAGATTGCCGGTCCGTCGGAAGACCCGCGCGTCACCGCAGGGCAGCGCCTCGGCGCTGCTCTCGGCAATGCGTTCGGCGAGCGCGGACTGCGCGTCGGCGACAAGCGCCTCGCCAACCCGGACCCGAACTACGCGGCCCTCCCGGAGGAGATACGCAACAAGTACGCGACGGTCTCGCAGGCGAAGGAAGACTTCGGGAAGTGGCTAGCCGATAATCCGGACTCCAAGCCCGAGGACAAAGCGCGCACGTATCAGGAGATGCTGATTCGCAGTGCCTTCCGCAATGGGCTCGAAGGCATCGGCACCGATATGCTGATGCAGTACAAGGACAAGGAAGCCCTCCGCAAGAAGCGCGATCTGGAGATCGAGGATCTCGGCCTCACCGTAGACCAGAAAAAGAAGAAGGCCCCGTTCGAGCTCGCCAGCTTGCAGAAGG